AGAATTCCAAAAGAAAGATATGATGATCTTTATTATGCGAAGAATATGAAAGATTTGGAACAATTAAGCGAAAGATACAAAGGAAGAATAACTGAAGAAGAGCGTCTTGTAATACCGTTTAGAGATGAAAATGGAAATTTATCGGGATGTTCTGGTAGAGCAATATCAGCAAGTGGTCTTAGATATGTAACGATAAGAATAACAGACAATCCATTAATTTATGGATTAAATAAGGTAAACGCAAATGATACTATCTATGTTGTTGAAGGTCCTATTGATAGTATGTTTATTCCTAATTGCATTGCAGCTGGCGGAAGTGATTTCAAAAAAGTCATAAAGATGTTCAACAAAGAAAAAATTATATTGCTTTTTGATAATCAACCACGCAACAAACAAGTGATCTCAAATATTGAAATGCTCGCAAAGTATGGGTATTCAATGGTTATTTGGCCAAATAATTGGAAATATAAAGATATCAACGAAGCAATCATTGATAACATTTCACAAGAAGAAATTTTGAAAACGCTAAATAAATCAACTTACCGAAATCTAGAGCTAAAGCTTGCCATTGCAAAATGGAAAAAGTGTTAGTTTTTGCCCGCAGAAAAAACAAAAGGAAAAATCATGTCAAATTATCTTCCCTCACTCTATCAACAATTCATCCATCTTTCAAGATATTCAAGATTTAAGTGGGATGAAAATAGAAGAGAGTCATGGGAAGAAACTGTTGGAAGACTTTTTAATTTTTTTGAAAAGCATCTGAAAGACAATTATAAGTTTGACGCAAAGACAGTTAGAAAGGAATTAGAAGAGGCTGTTCTTTCATTGAAAGTTATGCCATCAATGCGTTGCATGATGACAGCAGGCGAAGCACTTGAAAAAGAAAATATCGCTGCATATAATTGTTCATTCGTCGCAATTAATCGTCCTCAATCTTTTGATGAAATTCTATACATTCTAATGAATGGAACAGGAGTTGGATTTTCTGTTGAGTCGAAGTATGTTGAGCAACTTCCTATTATCGCAGAAGAATTTCATGAAACTGATACAACAATTGTCGTCGCTGACTCAAAGCTTGGCTGGGCAAAGGCACTAAAAGAACTTGTTTCAATGTTATATGCTGGACAAATTCCTCGTTGGGATTTATCAAAGGTTAGACCAGCAGGCGCTCCACTAAAAACATTTGGCGGCAGATCATCTGGTCCAGAGCCACTTGAAGCATTGTTTAAGTTTGCCGTTAGCACCTTTAAGAAGGCCGCAGGGCGTAAACTCACGACACTTGAATGCCACGATATTGTTTGTAAGATTGCCGATATCGTTGTTGTTGGTGGTGTTCGTCGTTCTGCTCTTATTTCTCTATCAGATATTACCGATGACAGAATGAGACACGCAAAGTCTGGGCAATGGTGGCTCGATAATGGTCAACGCGCACTCGCAAACAATAGCGCAGTTTATAAAGAGAAGCCAGATATTGGTCTATTCATGGAAGAATGGAAATCTCTCTATGAGTCAAAGTCTGGCGAGCGCGGAATCTTCAATAGACAATCAGCAATCGCTACAATCACAAAGCATGGTCGTCGTGATGTTGATCATGATTTTGGAACTAATCCATGCTCTGAAATTATTCTCCGTGATCGCCAATTCTGTAATCTAACTGAGGCTGTTATTCGTGCGTCAGATTCTTTTGAAGACTTGAAGGATAAGGTTCGTCTTGCTGCTATTCTTGGCACATGGCAATCAACACTTACAAACTTCAGATATCTATCTTCTATGTGGAATAAAAATTGCGATGAAGAGAGACTTCTAGGAGTTTCGCTCACAGGCATTACAGATTCCGAACTAACAAATGGCAAGAAGGCTGGTATTGAGAAGAGACTCCAAGAACTTCGTGATATCGCTGTTGCTACAAATAAAGAATGGGCAAAGAAACTAGGCATCAATCAATCAGCCGCTGTAACTTGTGTCAAGCCATCTGGTACAGTGTCTCAGTTGGTTGATAGTGCGTCTGGTATTCATGCTCGTCATAATCCATATTACATTCGTACCGTTCGCGCAGACAAGAAAGATCCTCTCGCAAGACTTATGATTGATAATGGTGTTCCTGTAGAAGATGATGTTATGCGTCCAGACAATGTATATGTGTTCTCATTTCCAATGAAAGCCCCAGAGAACGCAATCTTCCGCACAGAAATGTCCGCAATTGAACAACTTGAACTATGGGTCAAATATCAAGAAAATTGGTGTGAACATAAGCCATCTGTTACAGTATCAGTAAAAGAACACGAATGGCTTGATGTTGGTGCTTGGGTATACAAGCACTTTGATAAAATGTCTGGTGTTTCATTTCTTCCATTCAGCGAGCATGTTTATAAGCAGGCTCCATATCAGGACTGCACAAAAGAAGAATATGAAGCAGCACTTGCTAAAATGCCAAAGAATATTGATTGGACTAAACTTAAGGACTATGAGAATACAGACGAAACATTAGGTGCACAGGAACTGGCCTGCTCAGCCGCTGGAGGCTGTGAAGTATAATGAAGGAAATAGAAATTGAATGTCCATGTGGTGAATATATTTACAATATAACTCACGATAACAAAGAAAAAACAGCAAAACCTTCGTATTGTGCGTTTTGCGGTGTGGAAATTGAAGAAGACGACAACTATATAAAAGGAGACGATGCAATGGGCATCGTTAGTGACGAAGATGATTAAATGGACTACGAAAATCCTTGGACATTCAACGGAGTCGCATTTACAGACTCCGACATTGGAAATAGTTACGGCTTCGTTTATGTTATCACTGATACATTAACGAATAGAAAATATATTGGCCGAAAATACTTTTACAGTATCCGTAAGGTAAAGAAAAAGACACGCAGACAGCGAAGTTATAGCGATTGGAAAGATTATTATGGATCGAGTGATGTTCTCGTGGAACTTGTCAAGACACACGGCCATTCCAGATTTAAACGCGAGATCATATCTTTACATTCTACCAAAGGCCGTGTAAATTATGAAGAAGTAAAAGAACAATTTCTAAATCATGTATTAGAGAGAGATGATTATATCAATGACAACATCAATGGAAAATGGTTCCGAAGTCCAGACCACATCAAATCAAAATCAAGATATTCTACCCTCGCATCTGGGCGGGCACCTAAACAAGACTCATAATGATCGAGGCGCACTTCAATATCTTATGAATACATTTAATATCAAGTCGTTTCTTGATATTGGATGTGGCCCAGGTGGAATGGTAGAACTCGCACAACTTCGTGGTCTTCGTGCTGTAGGCATAGACGGCGATTGGCAAGTAGAAAAGTGTAGAGATACAAATATTATTATTCACGATTTCAACGAAGGCCCACTTCCGATCAGATTAGGAGATTTCGATCTTGGCTGGTCTGTAGAGTTTCTAGAGCATGTAGAAGAAAAATATCAAGACTTCTATATGGATTCATTCAAACTATGCCGATATGTTGTTATTACAGCAGCACCTCCAGGTTGGGCAGGGCATCATCATGTAAACTGCCAACCATCGACATATTGGATAGAAGTATTTGATAAACATGGATTTGATTATCGTGAAGATATCACACAGCAGATAAAACAACATTCAACAATGCAAAAGGGATTTATCAATCTTACAGGATTGTTCTTTGAAAGGAGAGATACGATATGAGCGAGCCAATTAGAATTTTTATAGGCACTTCAGCAAACAATGAAGACTCCGACGCAGAGATGGTGCTAGAATATTCTCTGCGAAAGAATAGTTCTCGTGAACTTATGATAACATGGATGAGACAGACGCACGACGAATCGTCTATATGGGGCGGTTGGCAGACACAGCGTTGGTCAACACCATTTAGTGGCTTTAGATGGGCAATTCCAGAAGCATGTGGATTCTCTGGGCGTGCGATCTATATGGATGTGGATCAAGTCAATCTTCGTGATATCGCCGATCTTTACAATACTCCGCTTCAGGGAAAACCATGTGCTGCAAGACCAGGTGTAAGATTTGGTGGCCATGAGTTTTGTGTCATGTTAATTGATTGTGCTGCTATGGGTGAAATTCTTGTACCAGTATCAAGAATGAAACCAAATCCAGACGCACATCATCGATATATTGCTATGTTCTCAGGTAATCCAGATTATGTATTGAATCTTGATGCTCGCTGGAATTGTCATGATGGCGATAACGATCTTGTTGCTGGTGGCCGCCCTCTCGATGATATCTGGCATCTTCATTACACAAAGATGGCAACACAGCCATGGAAGCCAGTATGGTTCAAGGGTAAGCCAGAAGAGCATCCACGAAAGGATCTCACAGAGTTCTGGTTTAAAATGCGCGATGAAGCACTAGCAAATGGCAAAGTTCCACTAGTTCGAAATGATACATTTGGTGAATATAACATCATAGGGCAATAATGTTTAAAATCTATGCATCATGTGATCCAGTCTATCTAAAAGAACACGCACCAGCACTTATAGCGTCATGCGCTCATCATGGCAACAATCTTGAAATAAATTGTATCAATGGTAGCCTAGACGAAGAAGCGTTTTTGTTAGATGCACGAAAGCGATTTAATGTCATAAAGAGACATTGGAATACGGAATTCCAATTCACATTAAAAGAGCAATTTACGAAGACTGAAATAGAGAGAAAATCGCCAAGGACAATCTTTGCGTGTGATAGATTCGTAACAGTAGGATCAAAGCTTAGATTTGGCACAGATTCGTATCTTATCGTGGATGTCGATTGCTTTTTAATGAAGCATATACCAGAGCCAGAGAGCGATATTGGCATCTTTTTAAGAGAACCACTACCAGGAACGATAGGATGGGAAGCAGAGGGATCTAAAGTTGCTGCTGGTGCTGTTTATTATTCACCAAAAGCATATGAATTCGCTGAAGATGTTGTTTTAAACATTCTTCGTGGACCATATCAATGGTTCCTTGATCAAAAAGCACTAAACGAAGCATATCAAAAATATAAAGATCGATATTCATATACATACTTTGATAAAGCCTTTATGGATTGGGAGTTTGAGTCGAATACATCAATATGGACTGGTAAAGGTTCAAGAAAGTACGATAATCCTAAATATGTTGATATAAAGAGTTATCTCACGATGATCTACAGTCAAGCAAAGATATGAAAAGAGTTATCATTTTATTTCCAAGACTGGATGTTATGTTTAAAGAAGGTCCGGTGCCCGATCATCGCGGCCCTGTAGCACCAATAAGACTTCATTGGGCTAGATTCGTAGAACTTCTATATCATCATCACGACACAAAGCACGATTCCGTAGAAGTCATAGAAAAACCACTATGGCAGTTCACCAGAGCCTTCGTGGAGTCATTAGAAGCCGATATCATATACATTCCACACAAATCCGTCGATACTTTTCCGTTAGTCTCCTCCGCCGAAATTCGCTACTATATGCAAACTGTATTTCCGTTTATGTTCTATGTCGATTCCAAAGGTTTCGCTGGTGGCAGTTCAAGATATCCATTTGACATAGAATATACGCATAAAACACGCTTCTATGAAGAGATGATAGATCGCGCAAGACGTGGTGAATCAAAGTTCGACCAGCCAGCACCACTTAATATATACAAACTACCACAAAATTTCGTATTCTTTCCGTGTCAGATACCACACGATGAAACAATTCGCTATCATTCCGATGTAACAGTCCTCCAAGCACTTATTGCTGTATTAGAAGCAACAAAAAAACTCAATATATCATGCGTTATAAAGGGCCATCCTGTAAATCCACGATCTATGGATGATTTGATCTTTGCCAGTCGTGATTATAACCATGCACAATGGATCGACAATATATCAATTCACGAAGTAATGCCAAAATCGCGTGCTGTAGCTTGTGTAAACTCAGGAACTGGCATGGAAGCACTTCTTCACAAAGTACCTGTCATTACATTTGGTAGATGCGAATATGATTGCGTGACAAATAAAGCAACTCCAAGCACAATAGAGACTGTTTTGACTAATGCGACATTTTCCGAAGAGAAAACCAAAGCGTTTTTTGAAACATGGTACAATTGGTGCATAGATACACGCAAAATAGAATCTTATAGCAGACTATGATCGACAGCGATTATAAAAAATGTATCGTTCCAAAAGCACCAATGTATAGAAAGACAAATGATAAAGATTTTATCATTGTAAAGATAATCGATAGTCAAGATAACATTATAAGAACTTTCTTTTTTTCAGCTATATTCATCGATGAAGGGCTCGTTAAAGGAAATTATGAGTATTACCGCAATATGAGACTAAACGATTGCCAAGATCCTTTCTTTTATATATCAACAAAAGCAAAAATCCGAGGATTAAAGCGAGAAGAGCTTCATACGATTAACGATATATCTCCATGGGACAATATTGTGCTAATAGATGGCAAGAATATATCAAAAAACAATAGAAGATCAAAAGACGCTTATCTACCAACGTCAGTTATAAAGCAAAAAAACAAACCAATTATCAGATGTAATAACTGGTATACATTAGGGCCAGTTAGAATTATCTATAGAGAGAATAATCCAACAGGATTTAAGCTAATCGTCGAGTCCGCAAGTGAAATATTTAATGCTGATCAAGTATTGACAGAGAAAACACCATGAAATATACTAAATTTGACGAAACGGGGGAGCAACCTATGACAATATCTTATATTTTTGAGTCTTTTGCCAATGCTAAGACTGTGGAAGACAAAATCCAGACGCTAAAATCATTCCAGAAGCTGGATTTACCCTACGATATCCGTTGGGATGCGCTTATTGCTGCATGGACTAAGCAGCTATAATCAAAAATACTCAATAAAATCAATATTTTAGCACTATATCGCTAAGACATTGATATTTCTATCGTTTTTTTGTCCGATTTCCAATAACCGCGCGTTGGAAACAGCAAAAATTCTATAGTAATATCAAAGTCTTACGGAAATGCTTGTAAATTTCAAAAATCCTGTTAAATTTACAGTATGAAAAACACCATCCTT